TTGAGTGTTTTTACTAACAAAATATTTACGACCGAAAGTGGGGTTGAATTTATAGAATTCTTTTAGTTTCCAATATAATTGATTTTTTGCAATTGTCTTTGCATTCAAATCAAATGAATAAATTTGTGTATAAAACAACTCCAAATATGGTGTGAAAATATCTATTAGTTTGTCTATAGGGAAAGCAGGGTCAATTTTGATTTTTTTACTGAATCTATTTTGTTTCAACATATAAAGAATCTCACCCTTCAATTCTTTAGGAGATAGATTTCGTAAATACTGTTTCAAGTGGATTTTTTGTATCACAGGTTCATTGTCTTCTTGGAATTTCGATAAATTGAAATTACTCAAGAAATATTGATGAAATAAAGTAGGCATAACAAAATCACTTTTTTTCATGAAAAAATAAATATTGTATAGGATTGCCTTATCGAAAGGTAAATTATTATATGGATTTTTTATTGGTAAAGGTTGTGAAAAATGATAAGGTGAGTTTGACAACGATGTATCAATTATTTTTTTCAAATCAAATAATGTAAACAAGTATTTTTGGTTATTTTGTAATATAGTCATTGTTGTGCGAGAGCTCTTTATATTCGACAATGAAAGGTCAGTATCAATAGCAATAGGAGCCTTTCTATATTTGTATCGAAACGCTAATCGATTCAATAGATGATATTTTTTTTGTACATCATAAAATGTTTCATAAATCATGTTTTTTATGGAATCATTAAAAAAAATATTATTACGTACAGAATCCAAAAAATCAAATTTAGTTCTTACATTGAACAAAGGTGTTAATAATAATATGTTGAATGTAATTTTCACTAATTTACTATAATCATCTAATTCGGGGATTTTCAATTCATAATTGTATGTTTTGTTAGTAAGCTCTAATTTAGATTGCAGGGTGTTTTCTAATTTTGACATGTTGTATAATTCATTAGTTTCAGCGGTTTGTTTGTGAAGTATTTGTAAGAAAGCATTCATTTTCTATCCACTTTGACGTGTACTTATTTTTTATAAGCGGGTTCTTTTTATGTTATTTTTCAAAATGTTACAAAAAATAATATATGAATACCCTCTTACGAGCCATCTGCTTTTTTCAATGTACAAATTATAAGTACGTAATTATGGCACTTTTTATTGTTCTGAATCGTGTTCTAGGATTATAAGTACGTAATTATGGCACTTTTTATTGTTCTGAGTCGTCATCTAGGATTTCATTCGATTTATTGGTTTCTTTTTCCATAATACTTTTGACTAATAATTCATTGCGTAATTGAGTTGTTTCTGCGTCCTCTACTTCACGTTCTTCGAAATTAACCGTTTCTTTGACACCAACTAAATTACCCTCGTCGTCCATAGTTTGTGTCAAAACATTACCACTCTTCTTAGCTTTTTCAATGTTTTCCATAATAGCCTTCTTCTTGGTTTCACGAATGCGTTCCTCGAATTCCTTTTTAGCCATTTCCTCGTTCTTGAGCTTTTCTTTGTGAAGTGCATTGAGTTCTTCTTCTAAGTGCTCTACACGGCCAGTCTTATAAGCATCTGGGTCCCATGGTACCCAAATACCTACAGGGCCAACAAAAATATCATGGTTTGGGTCTTGTTCACGAAGTTTCTTACATTTCATTTCGGCTTCGTCTTGAGTAGGGAAAACCCCGCGGACTTTCAATCCACGGACGGATGTTTGGAAAGCATGTTCGCGGTTGAATTGTTCATTTAGCTTTTCTTCTTGTTTGTCCATGAAATTTTTGTAGTCGTCTTCGATGCCTGATTTCTTTAGTTTATCAGTTTCTTCTTTGACAAACTCATTGAAATCATCAATAAGTGTTTCAACTTTTAAATTATATTTGTATGCAATGAAATGGACAAAATCGAAGTAACGTTCCATAGATTTAGAGAATTCCCATTGTTTGATGAATTGGTCGAATAAATATACCTCGCGTTTTTTTAAGGTTTTTTCTGGTGAAACGAATGAAATACATGCGAATTTTTGTCCGGCGATTGGAGGGTCTTCATCACATAAATCAATATATTTAGGGTTTTGTTTTCCATTAGGAAGGGTCTTTTTTTCGAAACTCATCGCTTATAAAATAATAGTGTTTTTTATATTTAAGTATTTTGGTATCAATATAATATTTTTATAAATTTGTATTTAGGAATTTTTATTAATATGTTTTTGAATTTTTTTGTTATTATATAATATATCAACAAATGTCTGGCATGTTCGATTTAACCGAGCTTATTAAGCGCGCCATCAAATATTTAATTGAAGGTCTAGTTGTTGCTGTCGTTGCAACAATTGTTCCTCGTAAACAACTAAACGTCGAAGAAATTATCATCATTGCTCTTACTGCTGCTGCCACTTTCAGTATCCTTGATGTATTCATTCCATCTATGGGTGCCTCAGCAAGAAACGGTGCTGGTCTAGGTCTTGGATTAAATTTAGTCAAATTCCCTATGTAAATAATATAAAAAATTGAATACCGAATATTATTTTCCATTATATAAAAATATAATGAAAACCATAAAAACCATCATCAATCCAATTGATAATCCATCTAGAGAAATACTTCTTAATACAGATTTTTATAAGACCATTTATGCAAATCAATTGACATCAAATGATATTGGTAAAAAAATATATTTTATACATAATCGTGGTATTAGTTGTAGAAAAATAACCAAACTAACTGATAGACATTTTACACATTCAGCAATAGATAATAATAGTTCAGCAGAGGCACTTATATCACATTTTGAATTTCCTATGTATATGGATATCAGTCTAGATAAATTATTCGATACAGCTACCCGAATAATTTTAGACAACTGTATAGGAAATAAAAATCCAGATTCTGTATTGAGTTTCTTTAGTAATCGTGATTTAGTATTACATACTAGTGTGTTTTTATAGTTGAGGTTTTTACGTTTAATATTTAGGAATATTTTATTTTGATATTGTAATTACAGAATGGATAACAAAGACGAAAAAATAGTAGCTCTTCAAGCAGAAATTGATAGTTTAAAAACAAAATTGGAAAAATATACAAACAATGAACGTCATCGTAAATATTATGAAAAAAATAAGGAACGCGTCAAAGAAAACGCAAAACAATACTTGAATCGTCTTAAGGAAGAGAATCCGGATAAATTAAAAGAATATAGACATCGTGCTTATATGAAACGTAAAGAAAAGATTACTAATGAAGATAACTTATAAAACAAAAAAATATTATTCAAAAACAATAATATTTTTATACCGTTGGACAAAATTCCCAATCCAAATCATTACATACTTTTTTCCATATCATATCCTGTTCCAATTGTTTCTCACGGTCTTTCATCATAGGAATATAGGGCAAATATTGTGTTTGGTCCAACAATACACATAATTGATACAACGTATACGTATAATTGAAAAAATTGGTGCGATTCGCAGGACAATGGACAGCCCATGGTTTCTGTATCTCAATAAAAAGTACACAAAGAGTCTCATGCAATTCTTCATTCATAATCGGTGGTTTGATTCCAAACAATGAATTGATGTATTGAATATGCTCAAAATATTTGTTTAGACCTAACTTACGTAGGATTTCGCGCATCTTGTCATAATTTATTAGTGACATGTCTTGAATGCGCTCTTTTTTGATACGCGCCTTGATAGCATCGATAACTTCTTCTGGAATTTGTGTTGTCTCTTTAGCTTGAAATTGTGAAAGAATTTCTTTGAAATGATTAAGACGGATATACGCAGTATATGAAACTTCGTTGGGTGGCTCTTTGTTCGTGGGTTTTGAACTATCAATAATATAAGTGATGAATTTACCACAACCAGGATTATTACATATTAGAATACCTTCTTCGTCTTGTGGGATAAGTTCTCCTTTATGACATATATCACATACGTCGCTAATAATAACAAAGTCTTTGATATTGGTTATTTCGTTATTCACATTACGCCAGTAGTTTTGATAGGCTTTTTTGGATTGGGAATATTTATCACTGTTAGGATTGGATGTTTCTGTGTTAGATACAATCGACCGAATTTTAAAAAAAGAATTGAGAACATTGGTATTTTGATTTGTTATATTTGATGTATTTGATATCTGCTTTTTTTGCTCAAAATAATCGAATATATACTTGGAGTTGTCTAGTAAATATGTTTTTTTTTGAGATTTTAGAGAGCGAATTTGAGAAGTAATATTGATGATTTTATCACGGATATCCATATAATCGTCGATTTGGTTCTCTTTTAGTGTAGGAATAATAGATTTTAGACGTGCTTTTTCGGTTTTTAGGTTAGGAATCGTTGTTGTTTCTATTTCATGAAAATAATTTAGCATTTCACTATGTTTTTCATCGATAGTATTAGTTGTAGATTTACTTTGTTGATTTTGATATGTAATCATATTACAAACCGCCAATATATAAAAGATATAATAAAAGTACATCAGTGTTTTTATGTAGGTTTTTATGAAATTGATTCAAATAATATCAAAAACTCGTAAAGAATGTTAAAAATGTCTATCCTAAAAATGTATACAAAATATGTCTACCAAAAATCTTGAAGTTCCTATCGACCAAATAAATCATATAACAAAACATCAAATCAAAAGAATGATTTTTATCCAAAACGCCCTCGACCAAGGTTGGACAATCAAAAAATCTGGTGATTCTTATATATTTACAAAAAAACACGAGAATCGTCGTGAGATTTTTCAAGAAAATTATTTAGAAACATTTTTGATATCGAATTTTTCTAACGACATATTGGATTCTAATATTCATAAACAATAAAAATCTCTACATATGTTAACACTATTATTAATATATGTCAGAACCAACAGTAATAGGCGAAGGAACATATGGTTGTGTTCACAAACCTAGTTTAACATGTAAAGATAAACCAAAATTATCATATAAAAACAAAGTATCCAAGGTATTACTTAAAACTGCAGCAAAAAACGAGTTAAAAGAATATAAAAATGTAAATAAAGCAGACAAAAATAACGAATTTTATGTAGGCAAACCATTATCTTGTGAAATCGAAAACAATTCTGTCAACATTGAATCCATTGAAAAGTGTAAAATAGGCAATGGCGTTATAAATAACCTAAATAACCATAAACTAATCATAATGGGAGATGGTGGTATCAATATCGAAAAATATGTTGAAAAAATCAAAAAATGGACTCCGTCCGTTGCAAACAGAAAAAACTCCGAGTTGTTTTTTTTAGAATCATTGCGATTATTTACAGGTTTGATAAAATTCAAAGAAAATGATTTGGTACATCACGACTTGAAACCACAAAACATCGTATACAACGAACAAACAAATCGTTTGAATTATATTGATTTTGGTCTAATGGGTTCAAAAACAAAATTAATAGAAGAATCCAAAAAAAGTAAAAATCATATGGGTATATTCCATTGGTCTTTTCCGTGGGAACTCGAATATTTGAACAAGACCCAATTTGAAACAATAAAAAATAAAAATACACAATATCGTGCAACAACCTATAATGGATTGATAGAGGATTTTGTAAATCGCAATAAAAAAAATGAGCATGTTGACCATATGCATAATTATTTTTATTATGTATTGAATTCAAGAGTTAATCGTGATGATTACAGAAAAGACCGCGCTATTTATTTGAATGATTATAAACGTTTTTTAACAGATGGAATCGAAACACTCAAATACGATGAATTCTTAGAAAAATCGATTGATACTATTGATAGTTATGGTTTGGGATTTACGTTGATGCATTGGCTTATTTTTGCAAAACCATTTTTGGATCTCCAAATAGTAGACAAACTATATGTTTTGTATTATCAGATGATAAATTTCAATTTAGAGGGTCGTTTAAGAATAGAAGAAGCCAGGAGTCAATTAGAACAAATAATATTAGAGAGTGGTTTATTAGAAAAACATAAAAAAGAAATTCATAAAAACATAGTAAGAGACCATGTCGAAAAGCCTAAAACAAAAATAAATAAATTGTTGGATAGTGCTAAGCCTGAGACTGAAGTAAACGAAGAATTGATAAGAACCACACCAGGTGAAGAACCCGTTATCAAATTGAAAGACTGCCCTCCAGAAAAAGAACGAAATCCAAAAACACGTAGATGTGTGAAACGATGTAACCCTGGATACATAAGAAACGTGGATTTCAAATGTATACGAGAAATGAGAAATGCAAAAAGAATATCATCAAAGACAATGAAAAACAAGAAAAACACATAGATAGTTTGAATGTTTGAATATTTGTATATTTGTATATTTGTATATTACGTATTTTTACATAAAATTACTCATTGTACGACATTATCAAATCCAATAATATTTAGTAAAAAATATTTCTAATTATATTGTGTATAACTAGAAATACAAATATTATCATAAATATTACTGCAAAAATACTATAACAAATCAGTAAACCTAAAAATATTTTTGGTATTTTTATAATTATTTAGGTATTTATTGTATTTTTCTCCAAATTATTTTCTTTGTATAGTTTATAAATATCATAAGATATGGCTGGAGGTCTAATGCAATTAGTCGCCTATGGCGCACAAGATGTTTTCCTTACCGGAACCCCTGAAATCACTTTCTGGAAGGTGTCATACAGACGCCATACCAACTTCGCTATGGAATCAATTGAACAGACATTCTCAGGACAAGCCGATTTCGGTCGTCGTGTTACCTGCACAATCTCACGTAACGGTGATCTTGCATACAGAACCTATTTACAATTAACTCTTCCTGAAATCAACCAATCAATGAAGGGAAACACAGGTGATGTATATGCTCGTTGGTTAAACTACATTGGTGAACAAATCATCGCTCAAGTTGAAGTTGAGATTGGTGGTCAAAGAATTGACCGTCAATATGGTGATTGGATGCACATCTGGAACCAACTTACCATGTCCGCTGAACAACAACGCGGATACTTCAAGATGATTGGTAACACCACTCAATTAACATACATGATTGACCCTGATTTTGCCGATATCTCTGGGCCATGTGCTTCATCAGGAGGACCAAACCAAGTTTGTGCTCCACGTAAGGCTCTTCCAGAAACCACCCTTTACATTCCTCTTTTATTCTGGTTTTGCAGAAACCCTGGACTTGCCCTTCCTTTAATCGCTCTTCAATACCACGAAGTTAAAATCAACATTGATTTCAGACCAATTGGTGAATGTCTATGGGCTGTTGGAAACCTAGCTGCTACAACTGGAACACAATCAGTCTCCCAAGCTTACCAACAATCCCTTGTTGCTGCTTCCCTTTACGTCGACTATATCTTCCTTGATACCGATGAGCGTAGAAAGATGGCACAAAACCCTCACGAATACCTTATTGAGCAACTTCAATTCACTGGTGACGAATCAGTCGGTTCATCATCAAACAAGATTAAGCTTAACTTCAACCACCCTTGCAAGGAGCTTATCTGGGTTGTCCAACCTGATGCCAACGTTGATTACTGCTCATCATTAGATGCCACAGGAACTCTTTTCAGAACCCTTGGTGCTCAACCATTCAACTACACTGATGCCATCGATGCTCTTCCTCCATCCATCGCCGCTTTCGGTGGACCTGCAAACGTTGGTAATGGTGATCAAAATGGTTTCATCAACGCATCTGGTCTTTTTGATCTTCCAGGTGCTCTTGATGGAACAAACACTGGTGCTACATGGAATGCTCCTGCATTCAACACAAACACTGCCGGAGTTAATGGTTCCCTTGTCTCTGATGCTGGAACATTCGTTCTTTCAGAGACTGCTCTTGACATGCATTGTTGGGGTGAGAACCCTGTCGTCACTGCTAAGTTACAACTTAACGGTCAAGACAGATTCTCTGAGCGTGAAGGAAACTACTTCGATGTTGTTCAACCATACCAACACCACACCCGCGCACCTGATACAGGTATCAATGTTTACTCATTCGCCCTAAGACCGGAAGAGCATCAACCAAGCGGATCTTGCAATTTCTCACGTATTGATAACGCTGTCCTTCAACTTGTTCTTTCTGCAGGAACAGTTGCTGGTACTGCCACCGCCAAGGTCAGAGTCTATGCTGTCAACTACAACGTATTAAGAGTTATGTCTGGTATGGCTGGAGTCGCATATTCCAATTAAAAGTAATTAAACTAAAAAGTTATTTAGTTAAAATAATATAAAATATATATGTTATATTATATATAACATATGTTAGAAGCAACGACTTTCTCACCTGTGTATTCTTTTGATAAGAATCTGACATGTAACATCATCACATACAAAGATAGAAAGTATTATGTAGAATGTGATGACGCTGTAAGAATATTGAATTTCAAAAAAAAATTTATTTATGATGACAAGTACGATTATCCAAGTTTTAATTCGAATTACAAAAAATATTTTTTAATAGAATTTTTGTATGGTTTTGATATTGAAAATATTGATTATGTATTTCTTAATGACAACAAATATGATTTAAGAAAATGTAATGTAATTCCATATCATAAATTTCATAATGAAATTGAAAATAAGTATAAAATAATTAAATATATACCAGGACATATAAACAATATTGGAATTTCAGCGAATCAAATGAAAAACCCCTTATGGATTGTAGAAGAAAATGAAAAAGAAATAGTATTAATGTATTGTGAAAAAAATACAATTATAAAATTATGTAAAAAATCATACAAAGAAATTTTGGATTTTGAAGAAAGAATAAACGAAAAATTAACTTGGTATTTACAACAAAACGGATATGTATGCACAACAATTCCAAAATATGGAGGAACAATATTTATTCATCAAGTTATAACCGGTTGTCATGGTAATGGAAAAGGAACTTCTGACGTTAGTGTTGACCATATTGACCGTAATCCATTGAATAATATGTATGATAATTTACGTATAGCAACAAGAGAAATGCAAGAACAAAATACAAAAGGTATAATGGACGGAACTAAAAGAGAACGTCAAAAAAATGCACGACCATTACCGGAAGGTATTACACAATCCATGTTACGCAAATATGTTGTATATTATTACAATGTATACAACAAAGAAAAAAATTTAAGTAGACATTATTTTCGTGTTGAAAAGCATCCAAAACTGGAAAAAAATTGGGAAACAACAAAATCTGAAAAAGTATCTATATTGGAAAAACTTCGACAAGCAAATAAAGTAGTAGACGATTTAGAAAAAAATATATATCCAGAAAAATTGGAAAGTAAATTACCGAAGTATGTATGTATTAATTCTACAAGAAATAAACAACAATTATGTTACGATAAACGAATAGATGGAGTCTCAAAAAATTTAAAAATGGTATTGCCTGAAGAATACGATATTGATGAACAACTCAAAATTTTCAATGAAAAAATAAAAGAAAAATATCAAGGTGAATCTATAATTTTGCTTTCCATTCAAAGCAATCAAAATTCTTTATTATATTGATATAATTGCTTTTACTTTCTAAAAACAATATCAAAAAATATATATTTTACGAAAAAACCGCATAAACAAAACAAACATAGTATTCTATATAAAAATCATCAAAAACTAATGTCATTATATTGTGCATCAACTCTAAATACTCAAAATGATTTATTAATGAAAAACCTCATGGATTTCTACAACAACCGTGCCAATCTCAATAAAATGATGTCTATTATCAATGGCGAAACCAAAATATCATTACGTATCGTCGATTGGTTTGTAACCAATTTCGCAAAAAAATACTACACAGTTTACGAACTATCCACACAACGTGGCACCGTTCAAGACAAGATTCGATTCAAAGTCTATAATGATTACAAACTGAAACTCAAAGCATATAGTAAGCGTAAATTCGACCCATTCTGTAGGTGGGAACGTATTAATATCCCATACGATGACGAAAAATACATCGAAACTACAATTGGACAACTTAATTTTTTCAAATGGGCGATTGAGAACAATATCATCGAATACATCGAGAACAACTACGATGATATCGAAAAAGATATGAATGGGCGTAATACAACATCAAAAAGACGTAGTCCTAATAGTACCGATGGTGACTCCGATGATAGTATCGAAAATCCTACAACAACCACGAACACTAACAACGCCAACACCAAAACCCGTAAGAAGCGCGAAGAATTATCAGTGAGTGCATGTAAATGCATAAAAAAAGAGACCGTAAAAATTATTGTGAAATTCAATTAATGTTTGTTTTCACAGTCTCTTTTTTGTTTTTTATGGTTTTATATTATTTTATTGCATTTACACCAAGATAATATACATTTATAGCTCAACTGCTGAATCCGGAATAATATATTTGAAATCGAAAATTGGGTCTTTTGCAAAACAAAATTGTTGTGCACCATCTTCATATATACAAAATATACTTTTCTTTTCATTAAGTGCCGGTAATTTGCCAAAAATCGCTACCAACCCGTGATATTTCTTATTTTTTTTATAACCACTTATAACAATATCATTTTTGTTATGAAATATACCGAAACCAGTATCAACATCACCTTCCCAAAAACCTTGATAAGAAGAACCGTCATTGTATTTTATATATCCACACCCATGTTTGTATCCATAAATACTTTCTCCTTCGTAAATAGAATCGGCAGTTTTTATTACGTTTATTGTATTATTTTTACATTTTTTTCCATATAAATTGCTATTGTCAATATATTCTTTCCAATATTTGTCATAATACAAATCCAAAACATTATTATTTGATTGATACTTAGGTGATGTTTTGATTTTGTTGTTGCTCTTGTTCATCTTGTTGCTGATTTTATTGTTACTATAAATAAAACGATAAAACAAAATAAACATCACTACATAAAAGATAAATTCGATAACTGATTTCATTGCTAAAAAAGATTGTTTTATTTGAAAATAGACAAGCAAAAAACTATTCAATTTTTTGTATAAAAAACTAAAAGAGAACCTATCCTACAACAACCACCAACACCAAAAACCGTAAGAAGCGCGAAAAACTTTCTATTAGCGCATGTAACTTCATAAAAAAAGAGACCGTGAAAATTATTGTAAAATTTAATTAGATGCGCATTTACATAACAACCACTATATTATCCGGAATCATAATTTTTATACTTTGGTTATTATAACCATAAAAGTTTTGAATTTGACAAAAAGCATCACTCCCACTTTCACGTATCGTATTATTTGGATTCATTATTTCCATATAAGATAAATCATAAGACAAATCATTATAATAATGTTTATCATATACATTATTATCAAATGCTATTTTATCGTTGTTAACAATAATTCTGTTAATTATTGTAGCAATTACCATATAAATTACAATATCAAAGACGTTAAACATTTTCTATAATAGATTACATACAATTATAAAACAAAAATCGAATTCAATTTTTCGCATAACCAATGACTGCACAAGCTATACGCTTCCCAGAATGCCCAGTTGTTGAACTGTCTTCTTGACCACCAATTCCACAATCATCTTCATCGGCATGAATAATAAGCCCGCGACCAATAATATTCGCTTTGGTGCCACGTAATTTAATATTCGCATTCGTTACTAAATTTCCCAAATCACCAATATGGCGTTCTCTGGTACCGGGACTGTTTTTTCCCATATGCATTGAAATCTGCACACATGCTTTCACATTGTTCACTCAAATCGCCACATTCATGAACATTTAATTAACTTCATCACATTTAACTTCATCACATTTAACTTCATCGTAGTATTTAACATTATATTGTGTAGCTGGATTAATTACATGGAACCAACCAGTAATGATGTATTTATCATCAGATATTGGAACTTTTCCACAATGAGGAAACGTCCATGAAGAAGGAAACAATAACAATTTTCCTTGTTCGGGTTTTATCAAATGGCTTCCAAAAAATTCAGTATGTCCACCCTCTTCCACCGTATTTAAATACCATATATATGTAATAACTCTATAACGATTATTAATAGGTTCTGCAATAAAATCATCATGATAAGTATATTTACCTGATAATTTAACGTATTTTTGAATCATAAAATTATCAACGTGCAATTCTGATGATCCTAGTAATTTACAATTATCTTTTATCAATTTATCAAAAGTTAAATTATCAGTATAAATTTTAATATTTTCTTGTAATTCTGCATGTAATGTTTCTGATATTTTTTGCCATACCACATTTTCCTCAATATCATAATTTTTAGGTATAAGCATATCTGTTGTATCTTTTATATGTTTAAACATTCCGGCAATAACAGTTCCATCACGGTGTTTATCCGAATTTTGTTCATATAAATTAATTATATCATTGCATAGAATAGATGATAAAGATTGTTTTTTTTCATAAATTAATTGATTAGTAAAATTATTATCCATTTATAATATAGTATAAATGAATAATAAATATTTATATGTATAAATGAATAATAAATATTTATATATATATATATTATAAATTATATATATTATAAATGGCTGATAAATTGGTATATAAAGGACAACCATTAAGTAATTTTCTTAAAAGTGGAACTACACCATATCCTGGATATAACATGAATGTATCAACTATATCCGACGCTAGTTATACAGCTATTTCTACTGTAAATTCAATTCCTGGGTTTGCTTATTCCGGAACTGATACTGTACCAATAGTAGTAGCAGCCAGTCAAGTTTTAACAGCTACGGGCAATTTAACTATACCACCTGGTTGCAATGCATTGAAATTTGAACTAGGTTCTAGAAACGGAATAAATGGCGTTCCGGGTATGCCGGGTATGCCGGGTCCTACGGGTTGGGCTCCTGCGTTTATACCCGGATGGCCTGGGCGACCGGGGTGGGGGGGCCAGCCAGGCGGCGCGGGCAAATATATTGGGATTGGACCGAGTTATTACACTCTTAGTTCGCCCATAACTAGTGGTTCCGTTACCATTACATCATTCACGACAACTTTAACTATTGATGGTAGTGAAATAGCTGTAGCAAATTCTGGAACTGATGGAGCTTCAGGTAATCCTGGTGCTCCGGGTGATACTGGAGGACCAGGACCGGCCCCCGTCTACCTACCAAGTCCTGCATGGATGGGGAGTCCCGCACCTCCAGGTAATGCTTTCTCCAATATTCCTGGCGTAACAAAAATAATTACAGATGCATCTGTTAATCCATTTGTAAGAGTATATTATTTTATTGTTTAACATTTAATTAAAGTCAAATGGTAAAGTTTATAAATCATCAATAAAATATTGTCAGACTTTTTATACGTTATGTACGTTATTTATAATTCAAGTTTTTAGTAGACATATAAATAAAATATATATAAAAAATTGAATGTTTGAATATATACATAAATACATCAAACATGAACAACCTCAAAGACAACATACCTAAACCGATATTGAAATGGGTAGGTGGAAAAACACAGTTATTAGATAAATTATTACCAGAATTCCCTACAGAAATCAACAACTATCATGAAATATTTTTAGGCGGAGGTAGTGTTTTATTGGCCGTTTTATATTATAGAAACCAATCCAAAATAAAAATCAATGGCTCTATTTATGCATATGATTTAAACGAACCATTGATATATGTTTATAAAAATATACAGACAAATCACATAGAATTATATGAAAAATTACAAGAAATCATCAAAGAATACACCGAATCCGGTGATGGCGAAATCAATCGAAAACCCACAACCATAACGGAAGCAAAAGTCGCAAAAGAAAATTACTTTTATTGGATTCGCGCTCAATACAACAAAATGACCCCCGCTGAAAAACGAACTACGAAAGGGTCAGCGATTTTTATATTTTTGAACAAAACCTGTTTCAGAGGGGTTTTTCGAGTAGGTCCCAATGGCTATAACGTGCCATATGGTCATTATAAAAATCCACAAATAATCGATAAACCACACTTGGATGAAATACATGACTTGATACAAGGAGTGGTTTTTGAATGTTGTGATTTCACTGTACCATTGAATAATATATCCCCCGCGGATTTCGTTTATTTGGACCCACCCTATGCACCAGAAACCGAGAAATCGTTTGTAGGATATACCGAAAACGGGTTTGATATAAATCAACACAAAAGATTGTTTGAAAAGATACATGGGTTGACAAATATCAATAAAAAAATGATATTAAGTAATGCAGACGTGGATTTAGTACGTGAAAATTTTAATAACGACAATTATATTATAGATTCTGTTGTATCTAAGCGGTCAATCAATTCGAAAAACCCGGAATCCAAGACAATGGAAGTAATCATAAAGAACTATTGATACAATACAAAAATAATATGAAAACTACTCATTTGGTGCATTGATATTTTTTGTTTCCAATGGAATCGAATTCTTGTATTTGTAATAATAATATATTTTGAAAATTATAGTCAATAAATTCAATGTAGTATTTACAGAATAATTCACAATTATAAATGTATCTGCATTGTTGATACCACTATAAACAGTGCCTAGTATTCCGCCCACTAACCATATAGTCGATGAATATTTTGTTGAATCTACGTTTTTTATTTGAAATATCGTAAAATAAATCTCAGGCAAATAACCTATAAAAATGAATGTTGATGAAATAATCGATAAATAAACAAAATTCATTTCTATTGATTGAATTATTTTTTATTTTTGTCTTTATCTTTTTGTTTTATAATTGATATTATTATTATTATTATTGAATTTTTCAAAAATTCAAAAATAAAAAAATTGAAAAATATTTTTATTTATTGTTTATAACAATAACCTATGAACAATACAATTGCCCAACGTCCTTCTATCAGTGAAGTATACGATAAAATAATAGAAATTATTAACAAGCAGTATATTTTACCGAAAACTTCTAATAAGGGAAAACCTGGTAATTATTTGGAAGAATTAGTTGGTATACCTAGAAGTTCCGCATGTTTAGATTGTACTGATGGAGAAGTGAAAGTTTTTCCTTTAAAAAAAATAAAATCCGGTAAATTTGTACCCAAAGAAACAATCGCAGTTACTATGATTAATAATGAAGATATCAAAAATCATAGTTTCGATGATTCAAGATGTTATAAAAAATTATTGAATACTCTATATATACCATATTACAGAGAAGATGATGTAATAACATATTTCAAACCAACCATTATAAATTTGTTGAACAACGATGATATTAAAAAACAACTTAAACAAGATTATGATGCCATTAGTGAATATTTAACAAAAAACAATACTTTGGAAGGAAGTTCTATTTTGGGACATTATTTACAAAATAGAACTAAAGGAGCTGGTAAAGATTCACCAAAAACCCGAGCATTTTATTTACGAACACAATTTATAAGTGATTTTGTAAATATCAACTCTGAAAATTAAAAAAGATATAATATTTGTTACAATTCTATATTTTTTGATTTCATACTTAGAAATGATATTTAGTTATAAATCGTCTAATTTTGTATAACCATTCATGTCCTACATCATTTATATTAGTAATATCATACGTAACATTGACATTCGCATTGATATTCAAAACCGGTGTTTTTGTTTTTGTCAACCATTCATGGTGATATGATTTACATTTTTGTAAATATTCTAAAGGAATGCCATCTTCGCCACCACGAGACCGTTTTTTAATACGTTCATAACAAACTTCCGCATCAGCATCTATATAAACAATTCCATCTAGTTTATAATCTTCCGCATATTCTTTATAGAAATGGTTGTATATTTGATAACATACTTCATCGATACTTCCTTCATTATACAACATTTTTGCAAATATATGTTTATCAGCATCCAAAGAGCGCTCACAAATAATAACATCGACATCGTTTTTTTTTATTTGCGAGCGTATCATAGAAAGTCTTGATGCATACGCCATGACTTGGAATGAAAATGCATATTTATCTTTATCTCCATAGAATTTTTCTAGTATGTTCTCGCCGGTTACGGGATCTTTGATTTTTTCCCAAATATCAACGGGCTCTTTCAAAAAGACAATACGTTTATTATCTTTCATAAATCCTTCTAGTTTTTCTAAAATAGTGGATTTTCCCGAGCCGATGTTACCTTCGATGGAAATGATGAGAGGTTTTGTCATGTTGACGCTTAATGGTCGTTCGTATTATATTATTGTGATATAATATAATAATCTTGTATTCAATTTTTTGATTTACATATAATTGAAATCATGATATTACAAGGTCAACGTATTATACATGTCTATAATTTTTTGTTTTGACCTTTCATGATGATTCAAATCTTCTGGATGCAAAAGAGAACCATTGTTGGATTTATAAATAAAATAAGGATATTTATATGTGTATGTAATTAACTTACTAAAAATATAACAGTCTGCATGATGTATTATATAATGTTCTAAATTGTATTTACCGTCTATATAAATATCATCAACTAATTTTTTTGCAGCCTTATTTTTAATCAAATATGCAGCCGCGCTAACACAAATATTTCGTATATTGCGTTGGTATAATTTGAATTGTTTTGGATTAGTTTGATTACCATTGATGATGTAACATAATTGAATTACCTCCCAATCAGGTGGCGCATTTTCCACGATTTCACGAACAGATTTTCGCCAATAAGGTTTGAAATCTAATGTGATATCATCTTCCATTATCATAGCAATGTCATAATTTGTTCTCGAAAACCTGCGTATTGTTTCTAAATGGGATAACATACATGCATATTCATAATCATTTTTTTGTTTGTACATAAAATTCAGTTTTGGATATACTATATTTCTGTTCTTACCATCGACTGCTGAAATGCGTTCTACTTGAATATTTTTAAATGTGGCATCTTCGAATATTTTTTCCATATGCGATCGTCTATCATTGGACCTATCTAAATTTATCCAATAAATAACATCAATGCCATCCATGTATTTTGTATTTGGGTTAGGTGGATTCATTATTTCTTGTTCGTGTTGAGTATATTTTTTTTGAATGGATTGATTTTTATTTTGATAATTCGAGTGAAAATTTACTAATAATAATATGATAATAATTAATAATCCCAGGATTACTAGATTTCTAAAAAACTCTTGTTCCATTTATAATAGTGGTATATTTGTTTTTATGGATTTTTATAAATATAATGAAACAATAAAATTATCAATATTCCAAATATCGATGCCCAAATGTTCTCACCGGTTTGTATCTCAAAATATCGAGAACTTTCGTCGTCGTAGGAAATTCATCTTTTCCATAGATATCCTGTAAAAGCATCCATTCAAACATCCCACCTACATACAAATATACTTCTAAAAATCCAAATCCAATAAGCTGTTTGTATTTTTTCTCAATACTATCATCGTTCGAGTTTTTTCCATAAATAATAATTTTTTTACGAAACTCACAATTAGTAATCAATTCATTAATTATTTTCTCTTCCATTTGATAAGGTATTGTATATTTTACCAAACAATCTTGTTCATTAACCGATACCGTGTTAATAATAACTGTTTGTTCACGGGTTCTAATTAGAAACTGTAGGTCTTCAAATGATATTTTTTTATATTTTGTTTCAAAAATATTTGTTATATTCGAGAACATTCTTGATTTTCTAACATATATTATGAATAATTTTATATATTTTTTATCAATTAAAATATATAATATAATATATACACGAATGACAATTATCAACAACCAAATTCATATATCGAGAATATTGAAGAATGAGTGATAATTTGATTGAATGATGTATAACCTTTATATATTTTACGTAAAATATATAAAACAACAACCCGAAACTCAAAAAATTGAACTTTTGATATCGACATCAATGTATACAATATAATCAAAGAAATCGTATATAATACAATGGACCTAACACAAAACAAACTCTCTAAAAACGAATGGGAAACCATAGAAGTTCCCGTATCAGAAAATGAAAAAAAAATATTGTCAATGATAATCAAAGGTTATGATGACCTCAATATTCATGCCAATGATACTCAATCGATGTATTCTTTTATAAAAATCGAGCAAACCCCAGAAACAGAATATTTCTTATATAAAAAATATTTCCAAGAACAAATCGAAACCATCATAAAAAAGTATTGTAAGGATACTCCAATCGTGAAATTCACATCGAAAACCCTATTTTCAGGTGGTGAACTAAAAACAATGAAAAGTGCCGACTCTATTCGACTACAAAATCTTGAAAACAATATACAACAAAATAAACAGGTTATATTTGAGTATTTGTTGTTGGACCTTACCAAAGACATGCTAAGTAACCTTATTAAAAGAAAACAGAAATATGCCTTTTATTTATATACTATTTTACAATTGAAAAAAGCCACTATACGCAATTTGAACCAGCATGTAATATCATTTGTCGATACTTGTATAGAATTTGTGAATAATTTTACAAAAACTAGTGAAATCATTACGAATGCGTATGATTTTATTGAAAAGAATTCCCACTTATTAAGGTACGAAGACCGCACATTATTTCCTCATCAAAAAGAATTATTCTCTATATGTCGCCCGAACGATGGAAGTAAACCATTCAAACCAAAGTTGATTTTGTATACAGCACCAACTGGCACTGGTAAAACTTTGTCGCCGATTGGTTTATCGAATAAAAACCGTATTATTTTTGTATGTGTTGCTAGACATATCGGTTTAGCCTTGGCAAAGGCGGCGATTTCCATGGAGAAAAAGGTGGCTTTTGCATTTGGCTGCCAAACAGCATCGGATATTCGGTTGCATTATTTTGCAGCCGTCGATTTTACCAAACATCGTAAATCGGGTGGCATTTTCAAAGTAAATAATAGTGTGGGTGATAATGTCGAAATCATGATTTGTGATGTGAAATCTTATATTACAGCGATGCATTATATGCTGGCATTCAATGATGCAAATAATATCATAACATACTGGGATGAACCAACTATTACGATGGATTATGCAGAGCACCCACTCCATGATACAATTCATGAGAATTGGAAGCAAAATCAGATTCCAACGATTGTTTTGTCTTGTGCTACTTTACCCACTATGGATGAAATACAGCCGATTTTCGATGATTTCCGCTGTAAATTCGATGACGCCGAAATACATACAATTACTAGTTTCGATTGTAAGAAATCGATTCCAATCATAAACAAAGATGGCTTTTGTGTTTTACCACATTATCTTTATTCAGATTATCGAGAACTCCGAAAATGCGCGGAATATTGTGAACAAAATAAGACTCTTTTACGATATTTCGATTTACGTGAAATCATCAAATTCATAGAATATATCAATGATAACAACGTGGTCAACGAGACGTATTCGATTGATAATTATTTTACAAAAATAACCGATATTACAATGAACAGCTTGAAAGAATACTATTTGGAGATATTGTTACGTATCGATAGTGATAAATGGAGTATTGTTTATAATTATATGAATACAAATCGTAAACCAAAAATAAAATCAAACAATAAAATTACAAAAACACAAAGCTCGGAATCCCGTACAAACAATATGTCAGGAAAGGATTTATCTAGAACCCAAAGCGTTTCAAACGTTTCTAATGCAGCCCCCACAGCGGCTTCGGCAGCCAATGGAATTTTGTTGACAACCAACGATGCATATACTTTGACCGATGGTCCAACAATCTTCTTGGCGGAAGATGTGAAAAAAATCGGTAATTTCTATATCCAACAATCCAATATTTCGGTATCCGTTTTTCAAAATATCATGTTGAAAATCGAAAACAACAATGCTATATTGGAAAAAATAGATAACTTAGAAACACTAATAAGTGCAAAAGAAACGAAATCGTCCGATGATAATGAAAAAGAATCTTCCGTCCGTGAGAGTGGTAGATTATGTAAAGAGTCCCAAGCATGGATGGATGAAATCAATAAATTACGAAAGGAGATTCGTTTGGTTTCTTTGGACCCAATGTATGTACCTAATACGAAACCCCATCAAAATATATGGGCACCGAATGCTGAAATCATTGAAAATGCGTTTGTTTCCAATATTGGTGAAGATATTACACGCTCAATCATGGGTTTGAAAATCGAAAATCATATGAAAGTGTTGTTGCTATTAGGCATCGGTATGTTTGTTGATAATCCGAATATAGAATATATGGAAATCATGAAGCAATTGGCTGAACAACAACGACTCTTTATTATTATTGCATCGACGGATTATATTTATGGAACCAATTACCAGTTTTGTCATGGATTTATAGGCAAAGATTTGACAAAAATGACACAGCAAAAAACATTACAGGCGATGGGTCGTATTGGTCGTAACAATATTCAACAAGATTATACCATTCGATTCCGTGATGACGCGATGATAAACCAATTGTTTACTAAACCAGACGAAAATCTAGAAGCGCGTAATATGTGTAAATTGTTTTGCAGTGATTAGTATTAGTATGTACAAATATCGATAAATATATACTAATTTTTTTATTGAACGCTTATTTCATCATTTTACGTGTTTTGTTTCCTCTCTTTCTGCAATAACGTCTTTGTGAACCCTTAGCATAAGAGCATGACTTTTTAGCGGATTTGCATTTGGATAGTTTTCTACCACGGCATG